GGTAGTTTTACTATCAAGGGCAAAATAGACCGGCTCTGAAAGCCCTTGAAATCAAAGGGTTTGCGGAGTTTGATGCTTTTTTGAGCATGACTGTAAATCCTGATTTTGGCTGTATGTAAGAACATATCAAGGGTGGGAGATACAGCATAGTTGAGAATACTGTTTCACTATTTTAAGGGTTGTGGATAGCGTTTTGCTGTCATAATTGCTGCAACGTGAAGAATTTAAAACATTTCTCCATCAGCTTATGCTACATTTCGAAGGGTGTAAGATTGGTGGAGAAGAATATGAGTGAGCCTAAAAGAACTGGTTTATTAGAGTTATTGAGATCAAGCCAAGGATGCCAATTTGTCATCCCTGTTTATCAGCGAAATTATACGTGGTCTGCTGATGATCAAGTTAAACAGTACCTGTTTGACCTGGAAAATGTGCTCAAGGGTAACTACAAAAATCATTTTCTTGGAATTATTATTTATCTTGAAAAATCCTTAGATTTTAGTTCAAGGGAATTTTCAGTAATTGATGGTCAACAGAGACTGACAACAACATTTCTGATTATTTATTCTATTAAACAAATATTTGTTCAAAATGGTGATACTAAAAACGTATCAAATCTTGAAGGGCAGTATCTTACAAATCCATATTCAGCTGACAATATCAAATATAAATTAAAACCGTTGGTATCCGATGATGATGTTTACAGATGTATTGTTGAGGATAGATTACAGGATATCAAAGATGGTAATTCCAATGTTTTAAAAAACTACAAATACATCAGTAATAAATTGAAAGAATTTATTGCGGCTGGTTACGATGCTAATCAGATTCTGATGGCTATGGATAAGCTTTATGTTGTATGCGTACCGATTTCAGAAGATGATAACGCTCAAAAAATATTTGAAAGCATTAATGCCACAGGAGCAAAATTAACAGCAGCTGATCTTATTAGAAATTTTTTACTCATGGACTTAAGGAGTGCTACACAGGAAAAGTACTACGCCAATTATTGGAAGAAGGTAGAGGAGTATGTGTCTGCGGATTCTAAAATCCTTGAAATGTTTTTTAGAATGTTTCTTGCTTTGAAAACTTACACTTTAGTCGCCAAAAATTCTGTATACCGTGAGTTTGTATCTTGGAAAGAACAAAGTGAACTAGATATAAAGGCTATATTTATTGAGTTGCTCGAATATTCAAAATGCTACGAATTTTTATTTAAGTCAGATGAGAAAAAGCTTAACTCAAAGTTAAGAGTAGCACTGACAGACTATAGAAAAGTTGACTCTGATCTACCACTGTCTGCCATTTTGGAATTTTGCAGATTAAAGAATGAAGGTAAGATAACAGATGAGATATTAGGTCAACTTATTGGTTCCATCAATGCATATTTACTGCGGAGGAGTATTTGTGATATCAATTCACAAAATATTTCACAATTATTTCCATCAGTACTCAAGAAAATTATGGACAAATGCGATGGGAATTATTCAAATATTGTGAATATCCTAAACCAGGAAATGGTAGGGAACACTGCTTTAACAAGTGGAAGTTATATGCCTACCGATACCCAAATGTATGAGCTGTTGCTTAATGCAAATGTATATAAGAGACCGGCACTCCGTACTATTTTAGATAGAATGGAACTGGCGAACAATCCTGCACCAGTCGATTTAAGTGAATTAAGTGTAGAACATTTAATGCCACAAACACCGACACCAGAATGGCTTGAGGAATTAGATACCGATTTGGAAACTTATCAGAATAATCTTCATAGAATAGGAAATCTTACTCTAGCTTCTAAACCAGATAATAGCAAGATGAAGAATGCCTTGTGGGAATACAAAAATGAAGTGCTAAAAGATACAGGGCATCTGACAATGAATATGGAACTGTTGCAAGTCGACCGTTGGGATCTTCAGCATATTGAAGACAGGTCTCAAAAAATGATAAGTGAGATTTGTAACTTATACCCATATCCAAATGTTAAAGTAGCAAGCGTCGATGAAGATGACGATGTTGTTGATGAAAATGAAGCCTTAGAAATGGCCATAAAAGCTGTTGGTGAGCAACTTGAAGCCATAAAGAAAGGAGCCTGCTATAAAAGCCATGATAATATAAACGGGTATCTCTTTACCGCATCAAAAATGTATCCTCAAGGTAATAAGGGAAAGTATTGGTTTGGGCTAAGATTTAAAAGATTTGAACAACTTCAAGATTGCGAAAATGTAAATTTAATACTAATTTGTCGTCATAAAGATGTCGTTGTATTAAAGCTGACTAAGGCTTTTTTGGAAAAAATAAAGGAGCGTTTAAATACATCACTTGATGAAGAAGGAAATATAAAGCACTACCATGTAGTTGTTTTTATAAATCCAGACAATACTGTATCAATGCTACTTTCTAAACCTGTATTAGAGGAAATAGATATCTCAGAATTTGTGGTAAATGGTATTTAACCCACTAAAAACCGCTATTAGGGATTAAACGGGAAAAAGCAGTGCCGGAGTTAGTTAACGGCACCGCTGAGTGTTTCTTGAACTTTACTTGGAGACTTAAGACAGGCGTTTAGGTTTGTCAATCTTGGTAACCTTGTGCTTCTCTCCAAGATTGCGTAATTTTGCCGAATGGGTGCGAAGCCACTTCTTCCTGAATTCGTCTTCTTTACTCTTTTCCTCCAATTTCATAAATTTCTCCAGCTTTATACGTTTCCTATGTTCTGAATAGGGAATGCAGCAGTCTTCACTGGTCGGATCGAACTTGTAAATGGAAATATCTCCGCAGATTAGGCATTTGTAAAGAACAGGATTTTTGGAAACATCAATACGGTAGGTTTTCCCTTCCGGGGTTGTGAAATCAATGTAGAACATAGTGCGTAATCCTCTATTGTTTTGCTGTTAACATTTACGCTCTATGTGGAAGGTATAGCAAGTTAATAAAAAAGCAGTGCCGGAGTTCTCTCCCCCGACACCGCCTTAAAAGCATCACAATCCTCTCTTACCTTTCCTGGTACTTCCTCCCGATGTCCATCGCTTTCTTCAGATAATAGTATACCTGCCGATTGGTCAAACTTAGCCGATCGGCGATTTCCTTAACGGTCAGACCGTCACCTCCCTTCAGCTCAAATACCTCTGCTACAAGCGGATCTTCCCGAACCATTCGTTCCCGTAATTCCTCATACTGCCTCTTTGCCTCAAACAGTTCTGATAGGACCGGCTCTTCCTGATAGCATTCGTTCTCAATCACCTCATCCCATGAAATGACGTTCGGTTGCCGCTGATCACGGCATCCCGGAAACGGGCATTTCGCGCAGCTGTTGCTGTCAGGACAGCGGATCAGCCGTGTTTTGCCAGGAACCATGCTACTACTGACTCTGTGGTAAAGCGCGGACGTGCCTCTGATGAATACAAAGCAGGAATGCTCAAGGCTCTGCGCTCCAACTTCAAACAGGTTTCCAACGTGTTGCAGGAAGGTGTGGATGCAGATGGAGGTTACCTGGTGCCGGAGGAATACGACTCCCGCCTTATCGATGTACTTCCCGAAGAAAACATCATGCGAACTCTGGGTAACAAGATCACCACCTCCGGCGAACACAAGATTAACATCGCCGCCACCAAGCCTGCTGCCGCATGGATTGAGGAAGGCGGAGCACTGTCTTTCGGAGAGGCCACCTTCGACCAGATTTTGCTTGATGCCCATAAGCTTCATGTTGCCATCAAGGTAACCGAGGAACTTCTCTATGATGCGCAGTTCCCTTTAGAGAACTACATCATTGACCAGTTCGGCAAGGCTCTTGCCAACGCTGAAGAGGATGCATTCCTGAACGGTACCGGTCGCGGTCAGCCACTCGGTCTCTTTGCAGAAACCGGTGGTGGTACTGCAGCTTTATCTGCTGCATCTGTAACTGCCGACCACCTTATGCAGCTTATTTACACTCTGAAGCGTCCGTACCGCAAGTCTGCAAAATTCATTATGCATGACAAGCTGGTGGCTGCCATCAGACAGCTTAAGGACAATAACGGCGTGTACCTCTGGCAGCCTGCACTGACTTCCGGTGAACCGGATAAACTCCTGGGATACGATGTGTACACCTCACCGTTCTGCCCGGAAGGCAAGATTGCTTTTGGTGATTACAGCTACTACAACATCGGCGACCGAGGTACCCGTTCCTTCAAGCAGTTAACTGAGCTCTTTGCAGGTAACGGCATGATTGGCTATGTGGCCAAAGAGCGAGTGGACGGCAAGTTAATCCTGCCGGAAGCGGTGCAGATTATGACCATCACCGGCGGTAAGACCGTGAAACCCTAAGGCTCCATAACGGAGCTTTTTTTATGCCTTCATTAGCTGAGTTTTTCTCTGCTGATGGAGGCTTTTTTGGAGTTTAGCTATGAGCATGACACTAAAGGAAATGAAGAACTATCTGCGTGTTGACGGTACCGAGGATGACACGCTTATCAGGAATCTTATCTACTCGGCTGAACGGCTGTGTCTTGATGTGCTGAGAGCGGATTCGACCAAAGTTCTCTACGACTCGAAGTACGGCAGAGCCGCAGTGATGTATGCCGTCAACTACATGTATGAGCATCGCACCGAGGCTGACTACCGGGCATTGACGCTTTCCCTCCGTGCCATGCTGTTCGGCTCAAGGAAGGAGGCATTCTGATGGAAACCGGAACCATGAATGAACGGATCAGAATTTATGAACCGAAGTCTGACGGCAATCAGACCTCGCTTGATGAGTATGAGCTTTCGGGTTCGGTCTGGGCGAATGTGAGACAGGTTACCACCCGTGACCAGATGCGTTCAGGCGTTGAGGTACAGAGCGGTCAGATTACCATTCTGATCCGCTACCTTGCAGGTCTTTCCGATGACTGTCTTATCGAGTGGAACGGAAAATTCTACGGCATCGATAACCTGTCTCCCGACAGGCATAAGGGAGAAATCCTGCTTGGCTGCAGCTATTCGGGACTTAATGAAAATCAGAGGTTTACCACATGATTTCAATCAGTGAAATGAAAGCAAAGGTTAAGGCTCTGGTGGAAGACATCACCGGGCAGAAAGCCT